GGTAGCCCTGTATAGGGGTTGCGCGTATTGCCATAGCCGATCGTCCAAATACCGGCGCTGTCCTGGTAGGCTTTTAGCTCCAGGCCCTCAAATTGTGCTATTACTTTCGCTGCGCTCACTTTAGTTGTAAGTAAGATTATGCCCACTATTACCAGGGCAATAATATAGTTTTTTGTCCCTTTCATTCATTACAGCCCTGTTTTATCAAAATCTTTAGCGGCTGCCAGGCCCAGGCCGGCGCCGATAGTTGTGATCCCGGTAACCAGGTCGCCTTTTAGAATGGCTGCCAGGCCGCCGATAATAGTAGCAAAGCCGAAAAATGTCGTTTTCCAGTTCTTAAATAGCTTTTTCATTTTTTACAAAGTTTATACCGTTATAGATTATTGTTGCCAAGCCCAGGGCCGCCATTATTGTACGGTCTTGACCTTTTAGCCTGGTTGCAGCGTAAAGCATAAAGGGGCCAATAAAGGCCACGTCTGCTAGTCGTATTAGCTGCGTTTTCATTAGTCCTTTATTAAATGTTCTAGCAATATATCGAGCTTTGTTTCTAGCCTGGTTAAACGCTGGTCGTGATCGTCATTTTTAGCGATCTTATCTTCTAGCGACTTTACGCGCTGGTTAAGGACGGCCCAGGACGCGACAAAGCCACATAAACTACTAATTGCTATCGTTACTAACTGTAGATCCACTTTCATTCTGTTTTTTAGTTTCTTCAGCTATAGCTGCGTTTGTTTCGCGCAGTTTAAGCTGTAAAAATTCAATGTTTGCCAGTAGGTCGTATGCCTGCGCTTTTAGTTCCTGTACGTTTGCCATTTTTTAAGGTATTAGGGTTAAATTAAGTTGCTCGCAAATATACTCATAAGCGGCTAAATTTATATCGGGCGACTGGCCCCAGGTATCGTATGCGGCGCCACTTATTGACGTATTTCCCTGCGCTAGCGATTGTTTTTGCTGATCTTCCCCGGTGCCAGTTACGCTGCTTATTTGCCAGTAAAACTGTGCGTAGTCGCTAAGATTGTCGTTTACTATTGAAGCGTCTATGTAATTGCCTTGCTTTGCTTCGCCGTTTACCCAAATTGTTACTGGTTGAATTGAATATCCCATTTTGTTTTATTTTATATTTTATACGCTTGTTACTGTTTCCCAGTTTACGCCAGTAAATACACAAAGTTTTGCCAGCGTTGTATCATAAATTACAAGGCCGTTAGCTGGTGCTGCTATAGCGTTTTTTTGCGCTGTAGTCATTCGTGGCGGTAAAAATCCTTGCGTTGTGCTTGTTATATCTACTAATGCTGAAGCCACTGGCGTTGCTGTTCCTACTCCTACATTTCCCTGCGTAGCTGTTCCAGTATGTGCTAAAACTACATATCCACTCCTAGCTGCCCCGCCACCTAGCCCAGGCGTCAAAAATATATCGCCGCCTACCCTATCGCCACCGGAAATGCCACCTGTTCCAGCAAGTAACCTTATATTATATCCTTTTTCATCTCCAACAATAACAGTTGTATTTCCAATATAAATATTTTTATTATTAAGGGCTTGCGTACCGCTAGCACCTATAAATTGTATACCACCACCAGGAAAAAGGGTTGTAGTAAAACTTAAATAATCTCCTAATAATAAAAAATTTCCACTATTAAATTGACCTTGAAGTCCGCGCCCTATTCCTGTATTCCTAAATATCCAATTAGATTCTCCGCCTGTGCCAGGTATTTGTAAACTTCGGCTTGTTGAATTTGATTGTTGAATATATGCAGCATTACTACCGTTTTGAAAATTCAAACTTCCTAAAACATCATTTGACGTGTTATTTGCTCCAAATCTAAGCGAACCCGTAACATCCAAACGAAAACCGGCGTCTGTTAAACTGTTTATAGCTACGTTGCCACTTGTAAAGACATTTAGCCTTGGTGTATAAGTTGAGCTATTTGTGTTTCCTGTACTATTTATTAAAGATACAGTTCTTGTATTGTTATCAAAAGTAATTCCAGCGTCTAATTGTAAAGCGTCAATACCAAATAATAAAGCCACTGTTCTATTGGCTATATTTTGAGTTGATAAAACTAACCTATTTGAAGGACTTAAAAAATTACTTCTAAACCTATTCGATGAAAAGATTATATCTTGACCAGTTGAAAAATAGTTATTATTTGTAACACCATCTTCACTTCTTGTCGCTTGTCCAAATCCTGCTAAAACTGTTGTACCAGCGCTTACGCCTGTAGTGGCTCTGGCTCCACCTGTAACATCTAAAGCAAACCCGGCGTTTGTTGTCGTTTTTACCAGCACTGAGCCGTTAAAGTAATTTAGATCGCTGGCGCCCTCTTGATATATCCCCCAGCGATTAGTATAGGTAACTGTACCGCTGCCTGTCGTTTGGTCATTCAATAACAGGCCGTAATTGTTAGTTATATTGATCGCACTACCGATATTATCGGGAAAGCAGATCCTAAGGCCTGCCAGGTGCGTAACTGTACCTACAGCGCTGCCAGCAAAGCTGTAAACGCTAGAAAGTGCGCTAAAAGCCCTTACGGTGCTGCCCTGCGTCATTGTAAGCGTGCCAGCGCCAGTAAAACTTATCCGGCTATTGCCCTCTAAACCTTGCCTGGCTCCTGATGGTACCGTAGTATTGCCGCCTAGTGATAAATTTAGATAACTATTTACAGCGTGAACGGCGTTAGGGCTGGTTATATTTACTCCGTTAGGTACGGTTAAATTGTATGTAAACTGGTTGCCAGTAGCTACGCCGCTAGCATACGTTTGAACAGCTAGAAAGGTGCTTTTGTTATTGGCGGCCGTTACTTCAATAGCATTGTTTGTTAGTACAGTATTATGCAGCTCAAAAAAGTTGCTGCCGCCGTTATATTGATCGCCTATGCGCCAAACGCCATTGCCGCTGCGCTGAAAGGCTAGCAAGCTGTTAGCTGTTGCGCTAGTTGAATTAACCTGTACAATTATCCCGGTGCCGTGTATGTCTAGTTCCGCGCCTGGCGTAGCTGTATTGATCCCTAGCGCGCCGGCTGTATTATCCCAAAACAGGTTAGCACTACTGCCGATCGTTTGCGATCCAGTAAAGTACGCGACCTGCGTAGCTGTACCAGTACCAGTGATAGTACCAGCGCCAGGGCCGCCAATTAGATCCCAGGACGTACCATTATCCCTGTAGATCTCAAAAGTATCGGTACTAACAAAGAGCCGGCCTGTCTGTCCTGCGGCTGGCCTATTAGCAAACGTGTTACTATTGATAGACGGCGATCCAAGCTGATTAAGTATATTAAAATCTACGAACATTAAACGTATCGTTTGAGTATTACGGTAAGTTGATTAACTCCTGCCCCACTAAAATTAAAAGAATACACTTTCACGTTAATCTCGTCGCGGTTGCCTGTTATATTCCACGATTGGTTAGGCGTCAGCAAAAAGCCGTCAATAGTTACGTTTGACGTACCTTGATTGACGAAAATAACGCTGTTAGCGTTCGTGTCCGTCTGGCCACTTTGCTGAAATATCTTTGTTTCTGTTATGAATTTAACGCAAGCCATTATCTACAGTTTTTTTGATCGTTAGCGTATTCCTTTGCAAACGTAGTATCGTCAGGCAAAAATGTAGTGTTATCTACAATGTCGGCCACCATTTGACGCGCTGTACTGGCTGCAGCTTCGGCGCTAGGCGCTACCGATCCAGTCGCTTTTTTGCGCTTGATCCAGTAATAGTATAGGGCAGCTGCTACAGCTAAATAAATTAAAGTTCCTTTTTTCATTTGTCTAGTTTTATACTAATACGTTATCGCTAAAACCGATCCGAATACCTTTAGAAAGCTGCTTTGTTACAGCTTTTGCCTGCGCCCTGGTTGCCGTCTTTGTCCTAACGGCCCGCTTTACAGCTGTACGCTGCGCCTTTGCGCCTGCTTTTTTGGTAAAAAGCGTGCTTACTAGCTTTGTGCCAATATCTACAGCGGACGGCCTAGGCGCAAAATCTACAGGCGCCGTAAATTCCTGTTCAGTAATTGTTTCTGTTGGCCCGGCTTCTACCGATACGCGCTGCCGTCTGCGAAAAGCCATAAAAGCTATTGCAGCTCCGGCGATCAGTAGTAAGGGCAATATATTTTTTTTCATCGTGCTGGTAATCTGTTTGTGTACGTTAATAATGTGCGAAGCTGGTTATCGCTTAATCCGTCCCAGGGCAATATGCCGCCGCCATTGGTTAAGAAAGTCAATATATCCTGTTTGTATCGTTGCTGGAACACGTCGGCTAAAAAAGATACGGCAGCTTTTGTTTTGACCTGGCTAAAAGCGGCCATAACTGCGTTAAAGTCGTCCTGAAACAGGCCAAACGCGTTATGTATTTGCCTTGCCAGGCGATCAGCTGTTGCCCTGGTTACCAGTACGCCGCCGGTACGCTTATAGTAAAGCGGCTTCCAGTAGCTACCCGGATCAGTTATTTGCTGGCTGGCGCTTTGCGTGCCAGGGCCGGCAGCGATCCCGCCTGCAATTAACAGGCGTTTAATAGCTGTAAAAGCCAATAGGCCGCCGCCTACCAGTAGTACGTCTGTAGCTGATATTTTGAATTTTCCGGCCATTACTTACGTAGCATAGATAACAGCATACTGATCTGTGTTTGCGGCATTGCTGCCAGCTTTGCTAGATCGTCGGCTGTTACCCCTTTACTAAATAGTGTTTGTATAATCTGTTCCATATCCTGTGTTCCGCTTACGTGCTGAACTTTTGGCGCAGCAAAGCTGCTAACAATATTACCAAGCATAGCAATGAGCATTTGTTGTACTTGTGGTTGTTGTAGCATACCAGCTAAAATACTTTGCGGCGATACTGGCTCCTCTTTTTCTTCTTCTTCTTCTTCGTCCGTTTCCAGTTCGGCTATTCTTTCAGCTCGTAGTGCGCGGATCTCGTTTAGTATCTCGTTATTAATCTGCGCCTGTTGGTTACTTACGCCGTAGCCGGCGATCATTCCCAAAGGGGCCTCGTTTAGCACAAAAACTTTGTTTATGGCAGGGGCTAACTTTTCTTTGTCCTTGTCGCTGTATAGACCTAAAACAAAATTGTTATAGTCGTCCGGCGCGATGAATTGAAGCTCTTTTTCTAGCTTCTCGTAGCCGTCCTCTTTACTCTTGCCATCGTAAGCGCCTGTAATGTTTTTAGCCATTACAGAAAACCTAAATATCTTCCAGGCAGCCTGCGGCTGCTCGTTGTACCAATTTAGAACTGCGCTTGCGCTTCGTAGTTGTGCCGTACTTGCCATAGATTAGATATAATAAACGCCAAATACAAAACTGATATTTGTAGTATTTGCTGGAGCTGATGCGATTGTAACGTAGCTTTTATCCCAGGTTATTTTTTGTCCGCTAAATTCTGGCAAGCTACGAACGAAAGGCGCAGCGGCCCCGGTTGTTGCCTGTGTGCGAATTAAGCTAATTAAAGGGATACGAAACAAATCTTGACGCTCGTTTGAATACAGTACCAAGTAGCTTTTTTGTAAAATAGCTGCGGACGGTAGCGCCACGTTGTTAGGCGAAACGGTCAGCGTATCTACTGCAAAAGTTTCTAGTGCCATTAACGCTGTATAGCGCAGTTTTGGTAAGTCAGGAAAAGACCACTGCGTTTGTGTTTGTCCTGTTACTGCTACTCCAGGTACCAGTAGTTCGACTAGTTCGTACTTTGCGGCTTTAAATGCCATTTTGATAAATTTTACTTTTTTTAAAATAAGGGCCGGCCGAAGCCGGCCCTTTGAGTTATTACGCGAAACGAAAATTAACGTACAGGCGTAACGTTCTGTGCCAAATGTCCGCGCATAATAATAACAGCGCGGCTGTTAGCTTGTACGGCGGCCATAGCTTGTTGGAGCTGTACCTGCAGTACATTTTGTTTTGATCCTACCAATACCCAGGCTGGCTCTACTGGATAAAAACCACTTGAGCTGCCGTCGTTTTGATCGACGTAGTTAATGCCTGATCCTGTGTAGTCAGCATCCAGCGTTTCTTGCTGCTGCGGCACGTAGTAGTGACGATACAGGTCGTAAGCTGGTACAATTTGACGGTTATTTACAGTCAAAGACAGTGAACTGTTATACCAGCTCAAAAGGGCTGCAGCTGCGTTAGCTGTTGTAAAGTTCGCTGTGTTTGGATAGGTAAACAGCTTAAAATTGGTAGCTGTAGTGCTAGCGGGCGCGCAGAAAAACAGGCCAATCGAGCTACAAACGAAGGCGTCCTGGAGATTGAGCCTGGATTCCGTGTTAAAGCTAGTGGTGTTTGAGCTGCTAACGTCGTTAGTCAATACTGGAAATTGATAGCTCGTAATGGTAGTAGATAAACCTACTTCCAAACGAAGATAGGACTGTGATAATACAGCCTGTCCGAGCGAAAAACCTGCGCGGTTGATCGCTTCTTTTGCCTTTTCAAAGGCTAGGCGGGTGCCAACGGTTGATGCCATTTTTTTTGTTGCCCTGTTCGATATGGCCCAGGGCCGGGCTTTTTGTTTTTAAATAAAGGTGAATACAGGTGATCTCTTTAGTACATTTCGTCCTCTTCCATTCCAGCAAGTACTGAAAGATCATCGCCAGCCATTACGTCGTCGCTACCAGCGATAACGCTAATGTTGTCGGGGATCTCGCCCACTGTTACAGGAAAAGTCATAGTGTCGTCCATTTGGCCCAGGGCAGGGATCAATCCACCTACCAGGCCAGCGCCACCGGCTGCGATCATACCGTTACCGATAGCCTTACCCAGTTCTCCTTTAAGGATCATCGGGAACGCTAAACCAATACCCAGTACAGCTGCATTTTTAATACGCTCGTCGCCTACAGGAATAAACCCGGCGACTTTTTTACCAATTACAGCTCCAGCGATAATACCCAGGGCTGCTTGAATGTTGGCCTTGCCAACGGCACCCATACGACGGCGTGATGTGCGTCTTTTGGTGCTTTTTCTACGTCTTGCCATTTTGTTGTTTTATAGTTGTTTTGTTACGTCCTTATTTACCATAGTAGCCGATCAGCAAAGTAGCCTGGCGATCCTTTCACTTTTCTGTCCTTTTCGTGCCTGGCCTTGTAAAGTTTTCGGCGCTGATCTGCTACTTTCTTGCCGAATAACTTTTTATACGTCGGATAGTCCAGGTAACCCCTGGCCCCAACGCTTGTTATGTAGTACCCCTGTTTATCAAAGACGTCTATTTTTTTACCCTGTCTGCTGCTGGGCCGGATCTTTACGTTAAGTCGCCGGGCCTGGGCCGATGTATAAGGTAAAATTTTATACATTAAATACTCTTTTTGAAAGCATTTTGTAATGATTTCAAATA